TTGCCTTCTCTCCCAGTGCATAGATTTGATACAGTGACTCATCAGTCCTCTTCAGGTCCTCGATTTGTCTACGGATGGAATCCGGAAGGAATGGATTGTCACGATACGTTGATTTGATGAGGATGCTCTCCTCTTTTGGAAGGTCATACAACCAGGATGCTGATTCACTTGGATTGTAGTCAAAGATTAACTTTCCTTCCGTTCTCATGTTGAGCTGAGTGAAGTCATCATAGAAGAGCTCATTGGCTTCATTACACCATGCGAGGTCACGTTTCCTTCCTCGAATCTTTTGCTCATCATCCACACTGAAGAATTCCACGATGGATCCATTTGGGAATGAATAGATGTGCTCTGACTTATTGTGAGCATTGACATCGTATATATCCATTTCCTTGATAATCTCCATGAAGTCACGCATGACCGTTGCTCTGAGTGCAGGGAATGTTTTTCTGATAATAGAAGTAACCTTCCCCCTATTTTGGAGAGAATAGACAATTATCATTTGACAAAGGGAATATGTCTTGGATGACCTTGAGCCTCCCTCGTTTATTATAAATCGTATTGAATCATCCTGGAGAGCTGAGTAATTCTTCTCAAAGATAACAGTGCTATTTATTTCCATTCGCTATCTCATAACAATGAGCCAACATTCCAAATTGACGTTGATCACTCATGACTGCCATTCGGTTGATGGTTACCTTCACTCCCTTCTTGAAATGGATGTATCTCTCCACCACTTGACACATCATGTCGATGATATCACTTGTCATCCGCCTTGATGATGTTCACCTTGATTTCGTTGATGTCCTTTCCGTTGGTCGTGATGTCCGACTTCTCAGTGAGTCCATTCAGACGTTGAGTGATGGATGGATTGTACTGCCCAACCATACCTCCCATGATTTGGTCATTTCGAATTTCATCGCTTATGCGTGAGCAGATTGTCGAGAACGCCGAATAATTCCCTCCGCTATTTGCAAAATAATCTTGCACAACCAAAGAGTGATCATGACAAAACACTCTGAATCCACTCAAAGTCAATGGAGCTTCCAATGGAATAGGCTCAGCCTTTCCAGTTTTGTTACTCAATGAATATTGATACCTTGGATTCTCTTTAACGTGCTTCCGATATTTCTCGAATAGCTCATATAAATCCTCCGGTGTTTCAAAGTTGCGTGGTCTTCCCATTATTCCTCTCCTTTACCTGGTGTTGCTTTTGTTCTTCGTTTTCTCTTTGGAATCGGTTTTGCACTCACTTCCTGCTCGATGCCCTCATATTTGATGCATTGTTCAGGTGCGGTTGTTGTTTTGGATTCCTCCTCAAATAAATATCCCATTCCAATTGAAACGTAATATTGATACTTTGATACATCTATATTATCAACAACTACCTTTATGTTTCTAATTCGAGCAGTTTTGATAATAGTTTTCCCTTTGTACTCATCTTTGATTCTCATCTTGTATACGTTTTAGTTCTTGTTTAATTTCCTTGATAAAGTAATATGCTGAGGTATCCGGTATATCGAAATATGCAGCCATTGCTCTTGATGTTGTGTATCCCTTATCAAAGTATGCCTCAAAGATTATGACCTTCACTCGGTCAGATAGTGACCTCCGGTACATCTCGATGTATGCCTTTTGATTTTGATACTTCAGTTCTTCCCTAATCTTATAATTTAGATCATGCTCATCCTCGCAGTCATTCGGTATATCAATCTCATTGGCATTCACTCTCTCTTGAGTGTGTGATATTGATGTGGACCAAAGAATCTGCCTCTTGATTGTGTTGAGGAGATAGCTCTTGACCTTATTCTCATCAGTTGTATTGTCGTTTATCTCAATCACATGGAGATATGAGTTGTTGATGACCAAATCAGCATCGAGCTTCATTTTAAATTTGGTGAGAAAATATTCAGTATACTTCCTCACCTCATTATAATTCCTCGATATGTAATGGTCAAGTGTTGCTTTCATACCATTCCATGAATTGCTTATAATATATCTTCCTCACTGTTGACGCACAAAAGCACTCATCGGTTTTCTCCCCGGTATACTTATCATATATCCGATACAGTGCCTTGAGTGTCCTCTTGGCATACTTTGATGCATCACTTGAAGTGATTATCTCGGTGATATATTCTATTTCAGCTTGTTCAAACATTCGTCAATGATATACGCAATAAATGATACTATGGTTGCCTGAATGAAGCTGCCAGTAATGATCCATGTGGACCAAAAGCTCATACACTTCCAACATCCTAATGATACATGAATGTAATTCACCAGGTGATTTGGTTTTATTCGCACTGCGATGTTATCCCATATCATTTGCAATGGCTCGAATGACACAAGGAACCAACTGATTGCGAGTGAAGCTAAGTAAGTCATATCTCTTGTTTTAATTTTTCAATATAAAGAGTTGCATCCATCAATTCCTCCTGGAGATGATTCAACCAATCCATCAAAGGTAACGAATTATTTTCCAATGTGGTACCATATTTCTTGATACCCATCTCGGACCGGTCATAATACTTGGTCATGACCTTGGTGAGTATTAGATCCGCTTGGATTGGTTTAGTATCCGGAATGACCTCGATTTCTTGAATAGCATATCCAAGAGTTCGGAAAGCTCCCATATATTTTCTCTTTAATTCATTACTCATGAGTGAATCCATTAGGTCAACGAGTGCCGCTGCATCATTTATTTCTTTTTCAGTTCTATACATATCAATTCATTTGTGAGTTCATATCCATAAATTTGTCCTTATCAACCTCCTCAAGATATACTTCATCATTGTCCATTGTCATAATGATAAGATAATTGACATCCATTCCATTGAGTACATCCTGAAAGCGGTTGATGATCATATGCGGATTCTCATTCTTGGTCCCAACATATGCAATGAAATATCTATTTCGCATAATATTTGAAGAATTTGATATAGAATTCCTCATTCACTGGATACCCCTTGAGGAATCTCCACAACTGAAGGTAAGTGATTCCCATATCTTCAGCTATGTGTGAAAGCTTGTATCTCTTGGATACTCGTGACCTCACCTCTTTTTCGATGAAGTCACGAATGGTATCCGTATCAGAAAGGTGAATCGTCAAAGCTCTCATCAACTACCGGCATTGAATTAATACTCCATACATCAAGTGTATTATAATACTTCCCGTTGTATTCACGTCCTCTCAGGTTGAATTTCACTGTAATGGGGATACCAGGTGAATAGTTATCCAACATTTTGCACTTATCCTGAGCCAATTGGAATGAGATGTCCTGCGGATAATCTCCATTGGGTACAGTTAGGACAAACATTCTCACTGAGAACTTGTCACTGATTTGTTTGATTGGCTCAATCATCTTGATTGTTCCGGTTACTGTTAATTCCATATTTGATTTGTTAGGTTACTGTTTGGTAAGTTACTAATTAGAAAGCTCCTTTGAATATCTGAGATGCGATTGCAGTTCCCACCACCATGATTGCTGCCATGGTGATGATGATTGTGATCACTGCGAGGATTTTTTGTTTCATGTTATTCATGTTCAATTGTTGACACCTGACTAAACTCCGTACTGTCATCCACTATCTCAAGGTTTCCGCTAAAACAGTATCCAGTGCATTTCAAAAGGTTTTCGAGTATCTCAAGCATCTGCTCCATTGATACATCGTTGTACGGTACTTCGTAGGTTATCTTGTGGTCGTATTGTTCGATTATTATTTTCATTTGATTTAAAGGTTTTACTTGTTTTACTTAATTAGTATCATTTCTATTTAAGATAAGGGGTAATTTCTACCCCTCTTTATGAATCAATTTGTTATTTAGCCTCAAGCAATTTATAATACTCATTATAATACTCAGTTGCTGCCTTGAGCTTCTCGATGATATCACTTTCCTTATCCTGGTCCCGTTCAAACGAAAGTACAGTGATTCTCTTCTCTGGTGCGATATGGTCCACACGATGCAAAGATAAGTTCTCCCACTCGTTTAGTTGCTCGTTGGATTTT